TCTAAGTTCTCTAATACCACCTTTAGGATTTTTTTCATCTATAATAACATGAAATGGTAATCTACCATCTACATACCATTTTCTAAAAATGTCTGAGCCGTATTGCGTAAAATCCAATAATCGCAATGCTACTTTAAATTCATTTCTGATACTATCTTTTATTTTATCAGATATATCTACTTTATCTAAAACGATATTTACTGGAGCACTATCTCCATCACCAATGATAGATTCATTAACAATATCATCAATAGCTGCATCCGTTTCAGGTTGAGTAGCTACATCTCGATATTTAATAATTAAATCAATTTCATTTTTTACTTTATCGCCATCTAAATCAATATATGCACCAAAATGACCGCCGCTAGAAATAACTCCAGCACCGTCTTGCTCGGTGTTAGGTACAAAAGAGACCGGCTCTGCGGCTTTTGAACCTTTTCTATTAATTTCGAATCCGAATAATTCTGCCATATTATATTTTACTCCGTAACATTATCGGAGAGGCCTTTTCGGCCTCTCCTCTAATATTATTTATACAACTTATTTTTAGCTAGTTGTGTCAGATTCCCAATAAGTACAAGCTAAATCAACTGCGAATTCTTCGATTGCATCGGCAGAATCGTAGTTAAGATCGATTGCAGCTACTGAGACAGGCCAACACCCTCTCATATTATAAGTTTTAACGGTTTCGCCAGCTTTATCAAGCTGTTCAATTACGATGTCGGATGAATAATCAGTAACATTGGCTATACCAGTATTACTTTCATGTCCATTAATTCCGTTCATCCATCTTTCGAACGCGTTCCTAACAGCAAAGTCAACATCATTGATAATAGTTAGTCCTACATTTTCGAACGTTCTATCACCAGCAACTTGAAACTTTCTTCCTCTAAATGCAACTTCTACAGTACCAAGCGTTGATGCTGGTATTGCGATTTGTTTACACATAAATGAAGTCAATTCAACATCTCCCTGAGCATAAGCTGGGAAATTAACAGTTGCTTTGAACATATTAGGACGTGCACCGCCACCAGTAAGTTTAGATTTAAAATCGTCTACTCCTAAAATTGCCATGATGTCCTCCTATTATGTACCGGAGATTTCAGAGAAATCTACACCGGTTCTAGTTGCAATAAAGTTCAAAGTTATGAAGTTAATCGATCTCGCAGGTTTGATAAAGATATCAGCTACGAATTGATTAGTGTCAATGATTTGACCTGTGTTATTAGTTGTATCGCAGACAACAGAAAAATCTGTTATTCCTCTACGACCCTTAACGTCTCTCAAAAACGGCTCAACCAAGTTTTTAAACTGAGCTCTTGTGAATTCGTCATTGAATTCGAAGAGTTGTGCTTTTGCAGCAGTTGAGATTGCTTTTTCTAAAGTATTAAACAATCTACGTACGTTAATACGATCAAATGCTGAAGGCTTAGAAAGCAATGTTTTGTCACCAAAAAGAAGTGTTCCTTCTCCTGGGAATGAGACAATTGGATTAACCCTTGCTTTATAGAGAGTATCTCTATCAGCTTTCTTAGGATTATGTGCCAATTTCGTTACACCAAATAGTTGACCTCTTGTTGCTCCTGCAGGTGAGAACCATGCATCAGCAGTTCGATCAGTTGCTGCACAAAGACCAGCAATGTGGCCAGCTGCACCAATCCATCTATATACGTCATTATATTTGTCATAAACATAAATCGCAGTAGAATCGGCTGAAGCATAAGAACTTGAAGTGAGCGTGTCAGCCCAAGCTTTTACATCAGCAGCAGGTGTAGTTGCGTTAACTGTGTCATCTAGTGGTGGTGATACAAATGCCATACAATCTTTTCTTGCAGCTGCAATAGAGATTAAGTCATTTGATATCGTGTTTCCTGATGCATCTGGATATGCAAATAGGAGTTGTACATCAACAGTTTCAGCATCTTCTAACAGATCGAAACCTGTTTGAATTTCTGCGGCTGTTGGTGTATTATCATCAGAACCACCGCCCAAAGATCTACCTAAGTAGTCTTGGTCAGAGTTTGATGAAAGTCCAGTAAATGAAGCTGACGCAGAAATTGCGTTACCTGCTTCAGATAATGTACCGTGATGATCCATCCATCTAATGTAGTTTGAACCTTGATTGATTACATCTACATAATAGTTAGAAGTTCCATCGTCTTTTTTAGCATCTGAACCTTGCGATACAAATGCGAATGTTTCTAAAACTGTTCCAGCAGTTCCAGAAATTAAACCGTCTTCATCAATGACAATTACGTGAAGTTCATCACCAATACTACCTTTATTTAATGAAGTAGCATAATTAGATGTTCCAGGAGCAGAATCAAAGCTTGATGCGTGCGTCCAGCCGGCAAATAAGTTGCCTTCTGTACACATTGCTACTTTTAAACTATTTCCTAAAGCACCTGGGTATTTTGCTGCCCATAAACCTATAGAACCTTGACCGGTTGCATAGTTGTTGGTGTAATGATCGTCATTTTTGATAAGAAGGCCCGAACCGTCAGCAGTCGCGTTATCGTGACCACTGGCAACTCTTACTACTTTCAGTGCGTTACCGTATTTTAAAAATCCGGCAGCGGTTAGAAAGTATTTATAAGTACTGTTATCCGGTGTTCCGAAGACTTCAGCAAGCTGCTTTTCAGAGCTTACATCTATTACTTCTTCCACAGGACCCCAGTTAAATGAACCAACAGTTCCGCCAATACTGGTGGAGACCGCAGGTACTACGCCCGTTGCGTCAATTTCCTTGACTTGGACGCCTGGTGATACTTGAAATGCCATCGCGTTTACCTCTCAATGAGTTATTAGTTATATTAAGTCCACATTATACGTTAATTAACCTTTCGGTTACATTCATACTTATATTTATAATATTCTATATTCTAGAAAACACCTGTATGTGGACCGTTTTGTGTTTCAAACCATACTTGACCATCTTCATCTACTTCCATTTTCACTTCTTCGGGGTCGTCATTTACATAACCAAATGGAATTACGTCATCTTGTATAGCTTTTAATTGTTCTTTATATAACATCTTTTTCATTTCGATATCTGTCATACCTAAAAAGATGTCTGTTGTAGTAAACCAACCAAATAAAACGAGATTCATCATTAAATCATCGTGATTTGTTAACGATGCTTCATATGACTGACCTTTTGCCACAAAGGTACTCATTTCTACGATTGTATTTGCGTCCACTATATGTATTTTTCTTTGTTCTATTAAATCTTTAATATTTGAACATCCAATACGTTTTACTCTTCTCGTCATTGTAGCACCAATTGCATTTGACTTAACTGAAGATTCTACAAACATATTTTCATATTCTAAATCATAATATAAACCATTACATACTAATTGACCAGCGTCATTCGATTCTATTATAACATAGGCTTTATTAAATAATTCAGCGTACTTATATATAAGATCTGGAAATAACAATGGAGATATTGTGTTATCTCTAAATACTGCTACTTGTTTAAACGGATTTACACTAATATCAATAACTGTAAAAGTTGAATAATCTTGCCCTCTTCCTTTTGCAACATCAACTGTCATTACATATTCATGATTTTGTAAAGGCATTTCGTAAACATATACGTTTTCTTTTACCAATACAGGTTCATGCATCTTTTGTTCTAATAATGCATTCGCATCAATAAGTGTCCCGCCCCGGCCTAGGAAGGTATTTCCAAATTCTTGATCGAATTGTAGTTCAGATGTGTTAGCAATTGTTAATGCTTTCCAATCATCGTCTCTACCTGGAACATCCCACCAGTCAACTCTAAAGGGCTTAAACTCATTATCCCCAGAAACTGCACCTTCCCATAATTTATGGAATATATTTCCTACACCATTTGCAGTAGATGTGATTATAATTTTTGTATCAGTACCAGATGAAATTACCGGATATGTTGATGTATAGAATTCTGCATCGTTTTCTACAAATGCAAACTCATCCAAAAATAATAGGTTAACAGATAATCCCCTAATTGATGAACCAGATGTTGCGGTTGCAATTATACGAGAATTGTTTGAGAATTCAATTGAGCCTTTATTAAGAGCCTTTGTTCCAGGTTGTAAAAAGAAAGGAATATGTTCTAATGCTAATGTTACACGTGCTAACATCTCTCTTGCAACAACACCCTTATTTGCAAGAATAGCAATAGTTTTTTCAGAATGAAATAAAGCATACCATAAAAGATATACTACACTTGAAATAGATTTACCACTTTGTCGACATGCTAAACACATACTAAAGCGATTAGCATTAAAGTGATGAAACATTTGTTCTTGATATGGATATAATTCAAATGGCACTAAACCATCATCAAGAGAAATAATTTTTACATACTTAGTTGCAAAATATGCAGGATCTTCCATGCATTTTTTATATTCTCTGACTTGTTCAGCTGTAAAACCTTCTTCGACACCATCACGTTTTACATTGACATTGCCAAGATATCCAAACTCGTTATTCTTTATTCTCGGCATTTACTTCTATTACGTCATCCTTTGCGTTTAACATTCTTTGTAAGTCTGCTGTACTTCCAACAAACACGTTGTTATTTGTGACGTTTCTTTCCTGTTCATCTTTTTCTTTATTTAATTGTTTTTTAGTTTTTTGAAGGGCCATCAATTTGTCAGTAACATCAGCAATGTTCTTAATTGAATTACTTAATACCTCAAATGCTCTTGGATGTTCAGACTCTCTGGCTAATTCAGCCATCACATCTAATGATCTTGTTCCAGTATGTATTAAATCTTTATATGTGGCTCGTGAAAAATCATAATCATCTTTTATGTCTTTTTGATCAATAAGCTGAGTACTTAACGAGGTTTTTTTGCTAGGCAAATTTTTTGCGAGACTATCTTCTATTTTCTTTTTCTTATCCATAATATTTAACCTTATGTGTATGATGCAACTGTGATTGTCGCTCCAGACGTTGATCCAGTTAACACTTCACCAATATTCAACCATCCGCTAGGAGCAGCAACAGTAATAGTACCAGCTGTAGGATTAGTTGTATATGCAGTATTACTTACTTCCATTGTATTGTTTGATACGTTAGAAGTTATAGTTTCACCCATTTGAAAAGTACCGCTTAATACAGTACCATATATTGCGAACGATTCAGGAACTCCAATAGGATCATACGTTGTAGTAATTTTGTACTCGTTTGCTCCTGGAGATCCAGCTGTGATTAATGTATCATCTGCATCTGCAGTTGTTGGATTAATACCTATATTAATTCCATAATATTTTTCTGCAGTATTATCTTTATCGTAATAATCGATATCAATTTCTTTTATAACTTTGCTATTTGTTGTAGGCCCAAAGAATCTCATCTTCATTGTAAAATCTAATGTATATGTAAGTACTCTTCTCGATACAAAATCCCCTTCGTACTCATCATTAATAGCAGTTCCTGTTAATACGATAGGAACATCTTGTTTATATGACCAACCATTAATTGGTTTTATAGTAACCGTGTATTCTGGTTGAAAATACGGTAGAATTTGTTCTAATATTTGTAAACCATCATCTTGGTTTTTAGCCATAATAGTCAATTGCATATTAATATTATATGGCGACATATGCTTAACTGTTTTCTTTTTATAAGAATCTGTGGCATGTTTCTCAGAAACTACGGCCATTTTATTTAATTTTGATGCGCTATCTTGTTCAATACCGGTAATTTCAAATGACATTCTTGGTAATTTTAATGCCATACTTGAATCAATTCCATCACCGTCTAATCTGGCCAAAAACTTTTGTTTAGGTCCATAAGATAGTGGTACTTTAATTTGGTTTAATACTCCACCAGATCCGTCTAAACGAATTACTGATATATTATTAAAAATTGTACCGAATACCGCTACAGATTTTCTTAAAGTTGAATGATAGAAATGAGTTCCAAACATTAGTAATTATCCGATGGATCACCAAATGGATTTGATTCAGTGAAGTCTAAGAAACCGTCGGCTTCAACTTCAAATGTAACACTTCCAGATTGATCGTCTGTTGGGTCAACGTATATACTATTATCACCTATATCGTAAACCTTAGTTATAGTAATTGTATTTGCTGATGTTCCTCCAACTGCTGTAAGAGTTGAAGACTGTATAAAGTCTCTTGCTTCTGCAACACCAGATACACCAATATTTGATACTCCTATTCTTCCTGTAGTAGTAGACAGTTTAGTGAGTGTTTGTATTTCACCGAATACAGAAGTTGCAGGATCTGTAGTTAGTATTTGTGTTAACACTTCACCTTGTTCTGGATGTGCATTTGCGTTACATGTATAATCGATCGTAACTTGATATGCATTAGTTACTTGTGCTACATCTATTTCTCCTACACCAGTTTCGAAATCTTCATCGTTATATTCGTATAAGCTACATTGTAATTTATAAACGGGTAAGTTAGATAATTGATAAAAAGGCTGTTCGTGTTCGACAAAAGTAATTTCGAAGAATTTATTTGTCATAGGCATAAATAATATATCGCCTTCTAAAGGTCGTGGGCTTACAATGTTAGAAACATTCCAAAATCCAACATATTTTTCCCATTGTCTTTTAGAAATAACAAATGTGGCTTCGTCTCTTATTTCTAAACCAAATTTAGAGAATAGATCACCTTCTCCTTCAAAACCTTCAGCGTTTTCAATATAAGCTTCAATCATATACGCATCATTGAATTTAGATGCTCGATCTTCGCCTAATACAAAGTCACGACTAACCATAGTTCGAGGCATATAATATACATCTTGGCCATAAATCTTTAATGATTCAATTACCAAATCTTCGTATAAATTTTGCTCGGACTTTACGGCCTGAGAAAAGTAAACTGATCTTGCCACGTTTTACCCCGTCATGAAGTCAATTGGATCTTCCCAATTGAGTCTTGCTTCTTCTTCTAATTTTAGTATCTCTTCGTTTGCGTCATCAAATAGTTGTCGACCGTTAAATGTCACACCTCCAGGCATTACCATACCTTCGAATTTGATTAAGTTCGCTCCCCATTGTCTTTTTATTAATGCTGTCGCGTATCTTTTCAAATAATAATCGTTATAAACATCAGTGTATGTTGCTGGATCTAGTATTCGCTGACATTCTAATATTAGATATGTTTCTCCTGCAACAGCTTCTTTTTCCCAATTCATATCAATTCTAATCGTATTTCTATGACGATTGAAATCATAATGATGATCATCGCTATCGATAATAAGATCTACCATTGATAACCATTGTTGTGAAATTTCATAATTAACTAAGCTTCCTAAATAACCTAATGAATATATATCATTTAAGTGTAATTGATACTTGATATCAAATAAGGATGCTGTAGTTGAGGTATCACTAATTGGAAATATACGAGTTACATTTGTAACCAAATCAGGAACATCTAAATATCCTTTTTCTATATCACCAAGTGTTATACTACTTACGGTTGCAGTTGTTCCAGAATCTCCACCTGTTATTGTTTCATTTGCTGTAAATGCAGTAACAGTTTCATGAGTAATATAAGGATAATACAATTTAGTACCGGTAGAATCTTTATGAACAACAGCAGTTGCTCCTGATGTTCCTCCAGTTATTGTTTCTCCTACGTTAAAGTTACTTGCAACAGAAGTTGTTAATGTTAAATACGAAGCTGTTACTAAATGCTTTAAAAACACTTTTTCTACGGCATCACTGTGATATTCGTTATAAAATTGAAATGCTTCATCGATTCTGTCATCGACTTGATCATCATCAACATTAATTTCAATCACAGGATGACCTAAAGCTCTTTTGCAATAAGTTATAAACGTCGCTCTTGAATTTGGTTTTGCCATATTATTCTCTCTATATTCTTATTTATACGTCCCAATCGAGAAATACAAAATTGTATTGTACTCCACTTTCAAATGTCATACCGACAGATGGCCAAACAACATCAACATAATCATTTGATGCATCATACGCAGTTATGGTTGCATCGTCCATATCTAATACGACATAACCGCGTTGCCCAGTGTTGGTGTTCAAGTTGGTATAGTCGGTTGCAACTAACAGCTGATGCCAGCCTGCAGTACTGCTATTGCCGCTTTGCGCTGTACCACTACTAGATGCTGAAAGACTGCCAAGTCCATTCCAATAATTATTTGTTCCACCAGTATTAAATCTTATATGTAATTTATTACCAGTTACATTTGCTGAATAATCATTTGTAGATGATTGAAACCAGTTTCTTGTCATAAAGGCGGTAATTGCTCTATCAGAATTTCCTCCGCCTAAACCATTTTCGCCTAAACCGACATAACTTGGATTAGGCATACTGCCCATATTTTCTCCCCAACTAGAAGAAGTTGCATATCCTATATCGTATTCGTGGTTATATAAAACTGTGCCTTTCCCGCCTCCCTGAGTCCAAGTTCTATTAGTACTTTTAGCTCCGGCAACAAAATATCCACCATTCAATTGATCTAAATCGCCATTAATATCACTCGCAATACCTTGCGGCTGATTGAAATCGCTGGCCGATATTTCTCCTTCATTAGAAACTCCACTAGAATCTTTCCATCCCGGACGTATACCCGCCCCCGGGTACATATCTGAAAATGAAATTTCATCTGCACTGGCCAATGTTCCTTTGTATTTGGCTCTTGCAGTGCTTATCGACGGATTTGTGACCAATGCATTACCAGGAACAATACTTTGTCTATGATAATAATATAAAAACCCGCCAAAAAAACCAGTGTAGGTTGTTTCTTGAAATGTTACAGACCAATTGGTCGCGCTATTGCCGATCGTTACATACCATAAATAAATACTATCATCTCCGTTATACATGGTCCTCTTAGTACCCACAGTACAACCAACAGAACTAATAGTGGAGGGCGCACCTGTAGTTGTACCATATGCATTATTATCAGCCATAGTTCTCCATATTACTAGCAACTTTTGTCCAGGCTGGACATCTTGTGTTATGTTAGCTGTAGTTGTCGGGGCAAGAGCAATTCCTGTAACGGGAGAAACTCCTACACACATGACTACTGGCGTTACTAAACTCATATGTTAAACTCCAATTTTTTCCAAACAACCGAATTAAATGTAACATCTGACCAAATCGGTGTTTTAAACAAATCATCAGAAGATCTTATTTCGGCTTGTACATTAACTGCATCTATATATGTTGTACCTGGTTTCATTAAACAATGCCATTTATTAACACCTAAATTTTTAAAATGTACAGCTTCTATTTTTAACCAATCTGGGTCATAATACCAAGATTTAGACCCTGCTGTGTTTTTTCTAAGCAATTCAATATGTGCCCAGAAATAATTACTTTGATCTTCTTCCTCATCTATCCAAGGTTTTTCTTCTCTTAAATTTCCTATACGTAGGCCTACTATTTTTTCTGGTGAATTAATTGGTTTTTCTATAATTACAAGAGCATGATACGTGCTCTTATTTTCTAAATTTATTGCTATGCCTCTAATTTCGTTATGCAGCTGATAATTATAAATTTGTGCACCAGTTAAATGATTTACATCATATGTTGGTTTAGTATCATGTGATAAAGCTGGCAAAGAAGATTGATATAAACTAGAAAAAGTTCCATCATCTATCAATGCTTGTACATCTGATGCCGTTATTTGTTTTAATTCATATTCCATAGGTCTATTTATACTCAGGTTTCTTTAGTAAATCTACACTTAGATCTATTTATAATTTCCAATTTCCTGGATGCGTTTCTTTTAATTTTTTTATTTGATCGTCTGGAAATACATAACAAACATCCATATTCCATGCCAAAATAGTTTTACGAGTATCTTCTACTATTATTGGAGCACGATGTAATAGCCATGATGGAAATATTAACATATCACCGGCCTTTGCTTCTGGCCGCATTACTTCTTGAGTTTCTGGATCCAAAAATTCAGTAATATATTTTTGATCAGATACCTCTACAAAATATACTGCTGACCATTGACACCACTGATGATTATCCCAACCAATATAATCCGCGGTACGCATTTGATGATACCACATATGCATAATATTAAATTTATAATCTAAACCGGTTATTTCAGGTTGTATATGAAAATTGGCGTGTTCTCTAAATTTGTTTTCGGCAGCATCTAAGAATATTCTTTTATAATCACACCATGGGGCTTGTTCTAATATCTTAAACCATGGCATACGCTCTAATTCTTGTCCAGATTCATCAAAGGTATTTAATACGTCTTGATATTGCCACTCTGGAGGTAAAAATGGAGAAGAATAATGATTATGCCCGTCAAACTTACTAATACCTAAATTATATTCTTGAGTTCCAATTTTATTTGGTAAAGTATCAAAGAATTCTAAAAGTGTTTTGTTAAGTTCTTCATGATTATCAATAGTATACTTATAAATTAGGTTCTTCATTAAATGTCCAATCAGTAGTTTCTTCTATTTCTTTTATAAATTCCTTAGGTATATCATGATCTGCAATTACGGTTCCTGCTCCAGTTATTTTATCATTATGATTTGTTACGCCAAAATTACTACAAACGTATTTTCCATGTACATCTATATGTAAATTGTTAGGATATGATACATTATATTTGTTATGTAAATGTATAGGATATTCAATTGAGTTATCTTCAATAGTTATTAATAGCTTTTGAATATTTTTATTTTCCCATGCCGTTTCAAACATAGACACGTCATCAAACATACCATCTAAATATTCATCTCCTGTCATAAAGGTAGGTGTACTATTAAATATATCAGGCCGGACATTTAACTCTAAGAAATACCATTTATTGTCTGGAGTTATTGCTCCGCAAAAGCTTCCTTCCCAATATTCTCCACGTTTAGCTATTTGTTTTAAAAATTTAGCTGCCTCTTTTCGTACAAGCTCATCGTATTCTTTACTAAGAGGTTTTATATAAGATCCTAAATACCACACATTTCCATCAACTGTTTTATTTAAATTTTCACCTATAATTTGTTGTGTATGTGTTATAGCAAATTTACCGTTAGAAACAACGAAAAAAACATTTGTTTCTAATATATCGTGCAAATATTCTTCTATATAATAATGCATATCTTTATATTTTGGATATTCTCTATTTTTAAATAATTCAATTGCACGATCTGCATCTTTTTGCGAATTCATTATACATGCAGGATTCCATATATAAGAAGGTTTTTCTATACAAGGAAATTGTAAATCTTGACAATAATTATCATCTGAATATTTACCGCTTCTAATAATTCGAGGAACATTAAAACCCATATCATGTGCTAGAAATTTAGCATAGGCCTTATCAGTTTCTAATCTGCTTGATTCTTCAGAAGGCCCGATATATTTTACTTTATCAGCAAAATGTTCATATAGATACGCTGCAGTAGGAATACACACTTGTAAAACATCGATATTATGTTCATCGATAAGTTTTTCAGTAATATCTATTAATTTTTTTTTAATTTCTTCATATTGTTCATCGCCATAATTAGGCATTGCGCTTAAACAAACGATATTATTAATTTCGTTATCAATTAAATTAATACCGAAAGAAGGTTCGTATGTATATGTATCGTGAAAATTAGTATAAACAGTATGTCCAGAATTAACTAATTCTATAAGTGTGTGAAAGTGTGCCTTAGGCAAATTGTAGTTCAATATGTTCATAATATTTCTTTCTGTTAAGTGTTAAATGCAACAGTAATAGATGTTCCTGAGCTATTTGGTATATAAGATCCGCTAAAAATGTGGTGTGTACTACCATATGTGCCAAAAGATGATCTATTAATAGTAGTGCCATGGACTTCAACAGAAGTCCAATCAGTGGGTAATCCTGAATTCCAGACTATATAAAGACCTGTACCACCAAATCCTGTACGAAACTCATTAATTTGTGGTGTTCCGCTCAATGTATCTACTGTTCTATCATTCATAGAACCAGCACTTACACCAGCAATATATCCATAACGAGTTCCTGGTTTAGCGCTTTGTGTCCCAATTGTAAGAGTTGTCGACCATTGTGCAGATAATCCTTTAAATTCTGCCAAACCGTCTGGTGTAGATAACCCTGCGGCCGCTGCAGCAGCTCGCATAGAACCACCTCCGCCAAATTCTGCGGTTACTACACTTAATGAAGTGGGATTACTATTAGGAACTCCCATGTTTTATTCCTACTAACTAGCGGGTGCTATAACACCATTAGCTACTTTATGTGCGACACCTAATGCTACTTCTTCAATTCTAGCTACTGTTGCATCGGCGTCATATGTAGTACCATCAGCTTTATAACAAACGTTAACGTTTCTAGTATGAGTAAGAGCCGGAGAGTCTGAAGTAAATGTTACTATAACATCTCTAACATCATTTACTTCATCAACAGTTTCACCTTCATTATCTGGATCAGGCACCTGTGTTGTTCTTTTACCAGTAAAGGTTTCGTCTATTTTATATGTAATTGCCATTTTATTTTTCCTCTATTATATTAGCTAAAGCAAGCATTATATATTGCTTTTACTTTTGTTGCTTCGGCAGAGACATCGCTGTCTTTGTCAAAAGTCTTTTGTGTGTTATCATCGTAATCGATAATAAGTTTATCGTCATCATCGTCGGTAGGCGTTGCAGGCCCATCGTAAAATGTTGCTGTTCTCATTGTTGCCATTATTTTTCCTCTAGTTTTTTCTCTAATTCTTTTACTTTATCACTTAGCTCTTTGATTGCTTCGATAAGTACACCTGTTAAATGGCCATAAGAAACACCGTATCGATCGTTTTCTTTATCATGTGTTACAACTTCAGGTACTATATCTATGATTTCTTGAGCAATAACACCCATTCTTTCTGGGGTTACATTATTTCCTTCTGAACCAGATTCTTTAGAATCTTTCCATTCGTATGTAACACCTCTTAGTTTTTCGACCTTAGCTAAACCATTCTCAATAGTATTTATATTCTTTTTCAGCCTTCTATCAGAAGAACCTACAACATCACCGGTTGCATAAATTGCTCCTCCTACGTAAAGTGAATAACTAGAGGAAGTAGTAGACCCTGCAACAGCTAAACAAGAATTACTTCTATGCCAATACCATTGCCAACCATTTGTACCATTCCAGTCACCTCCATTACCTGCTGAATCATACATACCACCAACAACATCACCACCATTATCATGCAGTATTCCGGAATAACCACCTCTTGACCCGGCCAATCTCCAAGAACCGTAACTTCCTAATGTATTTGGGTACCAGTGAGAACCATTAATACTTGATGAATATAAACCAGATCCACCAACTTGTGTCCAGTTATTTAATTGTGAATATCCATTGGTTTCAGTTCTCATTATAATACTATTACCACTAGCGGCAGAATTCATACCATCGAGTAAGTCAGCATCAAGACCTGAACCTGAGCCATCGTTACCAGAGGACCACATTGTAGACCAACTTCCCCAAGAGTTATTTGAAACTTGTCTGTGGTATAATTTTCCTGCTTGGTTATATTGACCGAATAATTGCCATCCATAGTGTGTACTTGTATTGTGTCGTACTTGAAGGCCTTGAATATGTGTAGTACCTGGTGGGAAATTACTTCCTGACCAAGCATCAATAAATCCTGCACGTGGTGTAGAAGTAAATACATCGTTTAGGTTATGACCACTAGATCCTGGGAATACTCCACTAGTATTAGTTCCACGATTAAAATATGTACTATCAATGCCATCAAGTAAGTCAGCATCTAGTCCTGAACCTGAACCGTCATTTCCGTCTGTCCAAATCTTCTGCCATCCATAACCAGAACCACCATTCGCCCACCAACCTCTAAGATATGTAACACCAGGATTACCTGCTGACATAGCCATCTGCATACCATGGAAATAACTACTGCCACTTGCATAATGCATTGCTTGAAATCCATTATAATGTGATCCGCTTGGTGGTTTTCCTGCACCACTATTCCAGTTATCTATAAATCCACAACCTCTTTGAAGTAATTCGTTAAAGGTTACATCATTATGAGAGTTAGCACCTGTCATATAGGCATCGCCTGACGTATAATTTTGTCTATCATAATCAGTTTGGCCTGACAGTCCCGCCTTCACTTTGAAATGCTTTAAAGTCATATATCTTAGATAACCATCATCCGAACAATAAACTCTAGCAAGATCAGTAGCTACAGCCAAAGCTCCAGAAGTAGTATTAATCCAACCTGCTTGAATGTAACCATTAGAATCTGTTCTTACAACTTTGTTTACTTCGTTGTTTCTTCCAGTATGTAAATCTAAACCATCAAGTAAATTAGAGTCTGCTGCTTTAGCACCAGCTGCTAAGAAAGCAGATGCCTGGTTTCCATCAAGTAGATCAGCATCTAAGCCTGAACCTGAGCCATCATTACCTGAATCCCATATAGTTCTAAAAGCGGTCCAAGAATCTGTTGGAGAAGCACTGTTATCAGCATTTCTAACTCGTAAATAATTTCCGCCGTTTGCAGCACCATGACCAGAAAAGAGTTGGAAATCACCTCCCGCATCACTACCGCCTCTACCACCTACGTGTAGAACCGTTCCGTATTCAGGCCATCCATCACTACTTCTTACAAATGAAGTCGATATACCAACAGGAGAATAACCACTAGCCGCGGTACTTGCACTCCATTGATAATTTCCTGTAGTGGGTAATATTTTAGGCATTTGACCAGTTGGAACTGTACCAGCATTTAAATTACTTGCACTTCGATAATATGAACCATGCTGTCCATCAAGCAAATCTGCGTCTAATGTAGAACCGGATCCATCGTTACCTACATGCCATACATGATTACCTATAGAACCAACATGAGGAGCTGTAGTAAAATACCATGTCTTATCAATATACATGTAACCATTATTATCTGGGTGAATTTGGTATGTATCTGTTCCATCATTGGAAACCAGTCTAATTCCGCCATCCCAACTATTTGTGTGAGAATTGAACTGAACATATCCTGTATTATCAATTTGTATTCTAGGTTGTCCATTAGTTCCAATATGTAAATCGGTATTTGAAACAGTATCAATACGTGCAGCATTTCCGGTGTGTACATATAATCTTAATTTACTATCATCTGCATCTTCAAATAAATCTAAACGAGCATGAGAAGTACCAGAAATATTTACTCTTGCGTTCCAACTTCCATCATTACTAACTGCACCTGTATTATTACCAAATTCATTATAGACATTAGTAAAACTATTTGAACCACTAAGTGTTGCAAAAGTGCTACTTGATGGGACTGAGATATAACTTGACCAGTTGGCTTCGTTAAGAACTCGTTTTAAACCTGAACCTTCATCAACTTTGAATGTACCATTCTTAATCTTCTGGATATCCCAAGCGCCCCAAGCAGCATCTAAGAATCCGTAATTTGCTCCACTACCATCAAAATACATCTGAATACCATGTGTGCCATCAGATCCTTGTAATACTAAACCACCGTAATCTGTATGACCCATGTTTCTAATTGTTAAACTATGAGTTGAGTCAGCGCCGACATATTGATTTTGAGAAGCACTTCCATCTAAATAAACAGCACTACCTAAGAATCTACCACTTTTTGTAATAGCAGCAACATTAGTTCCGCTATTTTTAAATACGAATCCTCTATCTGTTCCACCAGACATTTTGAAATACATATTATAATCGGATGTACTATCTAATGAATGTCTTCCAGCATTACCATTACCTTGACTGGCCATTGCAATTGCATATGAACCACCTAAAACTG